GTCGGAAAGCAGAAAACCTTTCACGACTGCCCCCGCGGCAGCCATGGAAGGGCGAGCAGGGCCCACTACACTCAACTACCAAAAGAGCGAGTGCTATGCTTCAAGGAAAGCCATCCGCAAACGACAATCCCGCCCTGCAGGGCAGAAGGGCCCTATCTGAAAGACAGGGCCACAAACAAACAATCAGCAAACGAATTAACGACGCCCGCTGCCCCCAGCAGCGAGACGTCGTCCAAAAGACATGTTCCTAGCAGCGGAGGCAAACCCAGCCCCCAAATTCACACCAGCCTGAGTCCAATTACCCATAGCGATGTTGCCAGCCGCTTGCGCAGCAGCTGGGATGATATCAGCGGCAATGCCGCGAGGAACATAACCCCTGGCGATGTTGGAACTAACAGCGCCTGCAACAGTGGTAACAGCAGAAACAAGAGACGGGACGGTGGGCGTCAAGCTCTTCACGCTCATGGAGTTAAGCATCTTATCTTCACCCGACGAAGTCATCTTCATGGGGGTATGATTAAACGCCGCTCCGAGCGTGTTGGGGTTGAAGCGAACACCGTCTTGGCGATGAAACTCAAACCGCAGATCGCACGAATTCGGATTAGCAGGAATACAGAAAACCAAAGTCCGCATAGGCGGGATGCCAGCCAGCCAATTGCTTGGCGGGGCGGCAACCGTGAACGCAGAATAAGGATAGGTGGAACCTGTAGATGCAACCTGAGAAAACAGGTTGTAAATGTCAGAAGCCACACAGTTCGTGTTATCGCTGCTATTAGAAAAGGTGACAAACTCGTAGTACTGGTTAAAGGCCGTATACGAAGCAGGAACAGAAACAAACTCAACCGGCTCGAACAGGTCCATCAACGGCATCTCAAAAGTGTCAAGCCCATCACTCAAAGCTGAGGGAAGGGCAACGCCACTCGCAAAACCCGGATTCCCACCGGCGGCGGCGGGCCAGTTAATTGTCCCACCGAATGGCAGGGGACCATCAAACGAATTCACTCTCAGCAGACCCGAGGTGTTAGTGGCTGAGCCGATCGATGATACTGTACATGACATTCGCAATGGCCTCATAGCCAAAATGCTACTAGTATTCCCGGTATTAGTCCCAGGCGCCTGGAGGGTAGAAAAGAAACCTTGCCTGAAAATGCCAACGACACCACCAGGATTGGTAACAGACCACGTCATGTACGACATACCTGAAGGAGACCACGCAAAGATAACATACTGGTCTGCAGCACTGAAGGACGGGATGGTGACCCGATCAACAGAGTTCAAACAACAGA